TCTCGCGCGCAGGGCCGCTCAGGGCGATCTGAAAGCCGAGGACATTCCCGCTGACCTGCATGCGCGCTTGCCGGAGCTCGCCCACATCGCCGGGAATCTTGCTCGGCCGGCCGACGAAGGCTTGCTGAACAAGCACCTGATGAAAATTTGCGCGCTGGTTGGCATGTCGACCCACGTTGATGACCGGGCGGACTGGATCGAAGTCATGATTGAGGAACTCAGTGACTTGCCGGCATCGCTGGTGATAGAGGCTCTCGAGCAGGCCAGGAAGCGCAAGACCGCGCTGTGGGACTATGCCGCGTTCGTTCAGGAATATTGCGAGGAAGGAGCTTTGTTCTTGAAAAAGCGCGCCGAATCCTATGCTATCCTGAGTTCTATCGCAGCTGGAGAGTGACAATCTGGTTTTCACATGGGGCTTTGAGATGAAGAAATACGTTCGCGGCATAGATGGAAAAATGGTCAGGGAGGATGACATGGCGACGTTTCAGGGCCGCGGGTCGTTTCGTGATCTGGTACGGACCATGGCTGAAAGCGGCAAACTGGTCTCGGTGACATTCGCAAAGCCAAAGCGCTTCGGCTGGACAAAAAAAGACGGTTCGAAGGAATAGATTTTGGCCACCCCGATCGATCCCAAAAGACTGGAAAACCTTGAGGCTGCGCTGAAAAAGCACAAGTCAAAGGACCTTTTGGATCAAAAGCAGCTCGGGGCGATCTATGGCGTGTCTCCCGGCCGGATAAGCGGATTGGTGAAGAACCGGTTCGAGGATTTTCCGCCGGCGCAGCGCGATGCCGACGGAAAGCACTGGTACCCGGCCGGCGCCGCGATCAAGGCCATGATCGATTATTGCAAGGACAGTTCGAAGTCGCAGAATCGCAAGCGCGCCGCGATCGGCAAGATCATGTCGAAAAGCGAGCCAGCGGCGAATGACGACCAGCCGCCGCAACTGACTGCCGCTGATCTGGACCGGATGGCGAGTGCAGCGACGAAGATCTGGAGGCTCGAGCAGGAGCAGGGAAAATATATCAAGGTTGAGGATGCTGTGTCGGGCTATCGGAGCATATACTCGCTGACGCGGACCGAGATGATGGGCTGGCTCAACCAGGTCGACCCGAACGGCGCGCTTCCGCTGGACACCCGCAAGAAAATCGAGACGTCCATCCGCTCCAGCCTGGTCAAGTTGCAGGGCCTGATCGAGGATCTGAACGCGCTTCCGCCGGATATTGAGGAAGCGGCTGAATGAACAACCCGTATCACATCCCGGGCCCGGCCCTGATTTCATTCTCTGGCGGCCGCACGTCCGGCATGATGCTTTGGAAAATTCTGGAAGCGCATGGTGGAAAACTGCCCGATGATGTGCACGTGGCCTTCGCTAACACCAGAAAAGAGCATGAGGAAACGCTGCGTTTCGTGAATGAATGCGGTTCGCGGTGGGGCGTCAAGATCCACTGGTTGGAGTTTTTCACTGATCTGCGGCGAGGCGGTGCTGCCAGCCGATTCGTCGAAGTTGGTTACAACAGCGCAAGCCGAGAAGGCGAACCGCTTGAAAGATTGATCGCGCGAAAAAAAGCAATATTTTCCACGCAATCTGGGCGCTGGTGCACCGAGTTTTGCAAGGTCAAAGTGCTCGCCGATTTTATGGAAACCATTGGCCACCGTGAGGGAGAATACACTGAGGTTATAGGCTTCCGGGCAGATGAGCGCGACCGCGTTATTGAAATGCCAAACGCACGACGCAATGCCAATCGACACTTTTGCTTCCCCTTGGCTGCAGCCGGCATCCGGAAATCCGACGTGTTTGAATTTTGGGAATCTCAGCCGTTTGACCTTTGCTTGGAGCGTGGCCTTGGGAACTGCGACCAGTGCCCATTTCTTGCATATAAGGCCCGGGTTATCCGGGCTCGGCGGGATCCTGAATCCTGCCAGTGGTGGGCAGATAAGGAAACCGCCTTTGACTACAACTTTGCCCGTGAAAGCTTCTCTGATATCTTGCGCGATGCACAGCGGAATGCCCTTCTACCATTGGATGATATCGAGCAGGATGCAGCCGAGAGCGAATGTCTCGGTTGGTGTGCAGGTGATATATGAACGACCTGATGCATCCCGCGTCAATCGCTGCCTCACTGATCAGGATTCGGGAAAGAAAGACGCTTGCGGATCCGCGCGCGGCAATGCTGGCCCCGATCGACCAGCTCCGCCCACCGGAGGATATCTCGACGCACGAAGTCGCGTGCCGGTTCCGAAAGCTGCAGGTAATGGGCGGGGGATATACGGACTTCGATCCGGACAAAACTCCCTATCTAGAGGAAATCCACGACGCTTGCGACGATCCGACCAAGCGCTTCGTGATTGTCAAAGGCCCTGCGCGTAGCGGGAAGACGGTAGGATTCGAGAATTACGCGATCAAGATCGGCCAGTTCGGGCCCAGCCGGAACCTGCTCTGGTACATGCACAGCGGCCCGGACGTTCAGCGCTATGTCGCGGAACGTGTCGACTGGATGCTCAACAATCACGAAGAGCTCAACGAAAAATGGGACCGGGCCGGGAAAAACAAGTGGGACATGAAAAAGATCGACGGCGCCATCTGGGAATGGCTTGCCGCGAACGCTTCTACCACCCGCGGCCGGTCCGCTGCGGTGATCGTCGGCGACGAAGTGGACGCGATGCGGCCGTCAATCCGCGAAGCGCTGATCACCCTGATTGAAAACCGGCAACGAGAATATGGGAACATGGCAAAGGGCTTGCTGGCGTCTCACCCCGATGCCGGGCCAGAGTTCGGAGTCGACGCCTATCTGATCAAGAGCGACAGGCGGCTCAGGATATGGACCTGCCCCGCGTGCGCGCACCTGATGTCCCCGTGCGTGGAAATCGGTAAGACCCGCAGGGTGACGTGGAACATCCGGCAGCTGATCAATTCGCAGAAGGATATGCCGGTCGACGAATTGACGCAGTACGTCGCGGAGAATGTCGCGCTGGTTTGCCCTAACCCGGACTGCGGCCTGCACTTTGGAGACACGGAGCGATTGGAGATGGACCGCGCAGGCGTCTGGATGCGCCGCGGCCTGGTGATAGACGAGCACGAAAACATTGTGGGCACGCCAGAGGTTTTCGACCGGGCGGGCTTTGTCATCCACGCGTTCATGGCGCCGTTCGTAAAGCTGGCCGGTTTGTCGCAGGAGTGGATGGAGGCGTGGGACGAAGAGCAGCGCACCGGCTCTCACCGCAAGATGAAGGAAGTTCTGGTCAAATCGCTGGGCGAGACGGACTCCGACGATGATGAAGCTTCACTGCCGCGCGACTGGGAAGAAGTGAAATCCCGCCTGACGAACCAGCAATGTCACATAGGTGTTGTTCCGCAGTGGGTTCGGTTCCTGACTGCCTTCGTCGACGTGCAGGGTGCGAGCTTCGAAACCACGGTGATCGGCTGGGACGAGCAGAAGCAGTCCGTTCTGATCGACCGGTTCTCTATCAAGCAGCGGATAGGCTTGAGAAACATCAACCCGGCCGAACGGCTCGAGGACTGGGACGTGATCGAGCAGGCCGTGCTCAACCAGGTCTATCCCGTCGCCGGGTCGGACGAATTGTTCATGGGCATCGCCAAGGTCGCGGTCGACTCGGGCGGCGAAGGGGCGGTGACCGAGAATGCCCGGAACTGGTTCGCTAATATCGCTGGACGGCCGAATAATCCCATCCCTGTCTGGCGGGTGCTGCTCTCGCGCGGCGGCGCGCACCGCGGCACGGATCTGTTCGGCAAGCCCCGCCCGTTCGACAAGGACAAGGCCGGCCGTCCGCTGCCGGTGACCATCACGGAGCGCACCGTCAACGTGCATGAGGTCAAGAACATGATCGCGCGGCGCATGGGCGTCCCGAACCCTGGGCCTCTCTTCATGCACCTGCCGGCGGATCTGGACGACGCCTATGGCAAGGAACTGGTCGCGGAGACCCGGGTGATGGGCCAATGGATGAAAACCGGAGGCCGACGGAATGAAACGTGGGATGGCTGGGTTATGGCAGAGGTCTGCCGCGCGCTGCTGGCCCCGGAGCATTTCGCGATCGACTGGAAAAACAATCCCCCATTTTGGGCCAAGCCTTTCAAACTCTCGCCAAACGAAGACGGCGATGTTAAGGAGAGCGCAGTGCAAGGCTTCTTTAGCCGGCTCGCCAAACTTAACAGTTAGGAATCGCTATGGGAATTTTCACCGGCATGCCCAGAGAGGATCTGGAAACCTATATCAGTGATGCGCGATCTTTTCTGCGCGGCACCAGCACCGAGGGTGAGTTGAAAAGCATCTGGGCCGAAGACCGCCGGATGGAATTCTTTCAGATGAACAAGTCCGACTTGCGGCGCAATCTTTCCGAAGCAGAGTCGGAACTCGAGCGACTGGATGGCTCGTCGCAAGGCGGAGCAATCAGTGTAAGCTTTGGAGGCCGGTGATGTCTAAGAAAAAGGTCTCCGCCGACGGCGCGCACGTCACCTCGAAAATTGAGCAGTTCGATGCCAACGCACCGTCGTTTTTTGCCAACCCAGGCCAGCGCAGCGGCGTAAGCCCGACGTTTCTCGGCGGCAATGTCTTTGCGACGCCGCAGCTGACCAGCGGGGCAAAGGAAGTGAAGGCCGGCAGGCGGCAGGCGGTTATCAACGCCAGGCGGGTGGTGCAAGACAGTCCCTTGGCCGAAGCGGCCGGCTTCAAGCGCTCCGCCAATGCCGTGGGCGCTGAACTGCGGTACCAAAGCACGCTGAACTGGCGGGCCATGGGCCTTGATATGGATCGCGGCCGGGAACTCAAGAAGCTTTTTGCTGAACAGATCGAGGCGTTGTGGGTGCCGTTCTCTCAAGATCACCGGCACATGCTGGACGCGCACCGGCAGTCTGAATTCGGTGAACTGATGTTCCGGGCAGCACAGTCCGGCTACGGCCCAGATGGCGAGGCGCTGCTGATCGTTCGCTACGATGAAGAGCGCATGCAAAAGCACCAGGCAAAATATGCAACCTATATCGAGTTGGTCGATCCGGACCGCCTCTCAACCCCGACATCCGTTCTCAATGAAAATTTGAACAAGGATGGCCCCATGATGCAGGCCGGGGTAGAACTGGACGAGTACGGCGGCGCGGTCGCGTACTGGATCACAAAGTCGCACCCGAGCGATGGCGGGAAGGGCACTACCGAATGGGCCCGCGTGCCGCGCGAGACGGACTGGGGCCGGCCGGTATGCATCCACTGGTTCATGAAGAACCGGCCGGCGGTGCATAGAGCTATGCCGCCGATCATTTCTGCGCTGCGCAGCTACCGCGATCTGGACAAGCTTAACGATGCCGAGCTGCAGGCAGAAGTCCTCGACGCGATGTTCACGATGTACATCGAGTCCACCATGTCCGCGACCGAAATTCTCAAGAAGCTGGAGACGCCGGAGACCGGCGCGCAGTCATCGATCGCAGATGTTCTCGATGCGAAAATGGCGCACTACGAGAAAAATGCGATCATGGCCGGCGATGTCCGCGTGCCCGTGCTCGCGCCGGACGATAAGCTCCATCTCTCGACATCGGGCCGATCGCGCAAGAATAATGATTCGCTGCGCAAATCGCATCACCGCGCCCAGGCCGCGGTACAAAACCTGACCTATGAGATGTTCAGCGGCGATTACTCGGACACCACATTCAGCTCCGCCCAGGCCGCGCTGATCGATATCTGGCGCCTGATCATGATCGATCGGACACTTTTCAACAATAACGTGCCCAAGCTTGTGGTCGTGGCATTCGCCGAGGAATGCGTGGCGCGCGGCCTGATCAAGCTGCCAAACTGGGCGCCGGACTTCTTCCAGAACATCACTGCCTACACGTCTTGTGAATTCCGCGGTCCCGGCCGAGGGTTCATCAATCCGGATCAGGAGCAGAAAGCGGCCGGCGGACGGACCGAAAAGGCGATGACCAGCTATACGCAGGAAGCCGCATCGCAGGGGCAGGACTTCGAAACGAATATCGACAGCATCGCCGCGGAGCAGGAATATGCCCGGGAGCGCGGCGTCGTGCTGCCGACGATGCCGGAATACCACGCAATGCGGAAGGGCCCGGCGGCGGCGACGTCTGCAGATCCGGAAGATGACGCGCAGGAGGATCCAGAGCAGGGCAATCCCAAGCCCAAGCCCACGAAGGAAGAGGACGAAGAATAATGGATAAGTCGAACTATTTGCCGCTCGTTGCTTCCGAGATGATCAACCGGGTGGTGTGCATCTCCCCGCGCTGGGCGAATATCCTAGTCAGCGCGGTCCGTGCCCGGATCGATGTAGACATGATTATTGATGACCAGCAGCAAGCGCTGGACCGGAACGCGATGGATGCATTGGCGGCGCAAACAGTGGCGGATATCGGCCGGGTTCGCAGTGCGCGGCCGGAGAAGATATTCCCCCAGATCGACAACATCGCGCGCATCGACATCATGGGGACGCTGACCCGCCGGCACGGGCTGGATCCTGTGTCTGGTTTCACCGGCTATGACGGGATAAAGGCCAAGCTGGTCGCTGCCCTGGATGATGACAGCATCGACGGCATCCTGGTCGATTGCGATTCGGGCGGGGGCACGGTCTCTCAAATGTTGGATATCGCGGACCTGATCTTCGCGGCCAATCAGCGCAATGGCGGGAAGCCGATCTGGGCCATGGCAAACGAGCAGATGTGCAGCGCGGCCTATATCATCTGCTCTGGCGCGGACAAGATCTTCACTACCCGCTCGGCCGAGATTGGTTCCATCGGGTGCATGTTCATGCATGCCGATCGGCAGGAGCAGCTCGCGATGCAGGGCGTCAAACTGAGGGCATTTCGCTCCGTCGGGCGCAAGGCTGAAATCAATGCTTTCGAGGACATGTCTCCAGAAGCAGTGGCGGATATCCAGCAATTATTGGACGAAACGCACGAGCAGCTGGCAGACACTGTTGCGCGAAACAGGAGCCGGAACAGCACTGAATTCGGAAAAATCAAAGATTCTATAGCCAAGGCAGATGGTTTGACATATATAGGCGATCACGCACGGGACATGGGCTTCGCTGATCAAACAGCATCCGAGGACCAGGTTTGGGAGATGTTCACTCAATACCTGGCCTAAAACCAGGAGCCCCAATATGTCGTTTTCCAGTCGATTCAAAAGCGTGGCCGCATTGCTCGGCGCCGCTTCGCAAGTTTCCATCACCGGTGGCGAAGAAGCCATCGAGATTTCTGCCGAAGACCTTCGCGCGAAAATCGAAGCCGACACCGCCAGCATCATTGCTGAGTCCCAGTCCGCATCCCCCGAAGAACTCACCGCCGCCGCTGCAGCCGAACGCGATCGCTGCCTGACCGCACTGGCGGACCCTGCTTGTCAGGGACATCAGGCCCATGCCCGGCAGCTCCTTCGCAACACGGAAATGTCGGCCGAACAGGTCATTGACGCCGTGAAGGAAGTCGAAGCGGAGGCCGGCGGCACCGATCACGTCGCTGCCGCCGCCGCCGCCGCCGCGCGATTGAACGGCGCCGCCCCTGCAGCCGCAGGCACTGCACCCGCAGCTGACTCGCAGGCCAATCCCAACACCGGTAACGGCGTCAATCCGCCGAAGGGTCTGGATGCGGATGCCATGTCCGCGCAAAAGCAGCGTGAAGCCGAGCGGGCCAAGCAGCGCAACGCACGGCTTCACGGCAAAGGCAAGGCTGTGAACGCCTGATTTTAATCAAAAGTTGGAAGGAAAAATATTATGCCTATCGGAGTTGGCACCCAGATGAACCGGATCCTCGACCGGGAACACATCATTGAAGATCAGGAATTTCTGAGCCGCGAGGAAATCACTGTCGGACCTTTGACGGCCCGCGCAGAGCCAGGTTCGTTGATGGCCATCAAGACGTCGGATTCGAAATATTATCCGCACGCTCCGGCCGCCGCCGATGGCACCCAGAATGCCAAGGGCATCTTGCTCGACGGCCTGGATATCTCGACGGCCGACCAGAAGGGCGTGATCAACAATCGTCACACCGTCGCGAACGGCAAGAAGATCACCTTTGCGTCGGGCATCACCGGGCCGCAGAAGACTGCTGCGATTGCGGCGCTGGCGGATCTCGGAGTGCTTATCCGGCAGGCTTAACATTTTGGTAACACCGGCGTGGCGCGGCGCGGGTAAATTTTAAGGAAGAAAGAAAATGCTCGCATATGATGTTTTCACAAGTGGCCGGTTTCAAGCCACCGAAGTCCACGAAGCTCTGGGAAATATTGAATATATCCCGGGCACCTTGGCCGAGATGGGTATTTTTGAGCCCGAGCCAATCCGAACGACCAATGTGCTCCTGGTCAAGGAGGAAGAAAGCCTGCAGATCATCGATCCCACGGAACGCGGGTCTCAGATGACCTTCCCGGACCGTGACTACAAAACGCAGGTCTCGCTGCCTACCTTCGGCATCCGTCAGCAGGACCGCATCAACGCCGGCGAATTGCAGAACATCATTTCGCCGAACCTTGCCTTCGATGTCGCGCTCGATAACGCCACGGACGAAGTCGACCGGCGACAGCGCAAGCTGATCCGTCAGCTGGAACTGACCCGCGAGTATCACAAGCTCGCTGCTCTGGACGGCTATGTGCTCAAAGCCAATGGCGACATCCTGATCGATGTGTTCGACGTCATGGAAATCGCCCGGCCTTCTACGCTCACCATTGCCCTGACGACTCTTGCTGACGGCAATCTGCGCGAATTCCTGATGACGAACATCATCCTGCCAATGCAGCGCATCGCCAATAACAGCTGGGTCAACGGCCGGACCTATGTGGCTGCCCAGATGGGCGATGCTGCATGGGGCAAGCTGATGAAAAACCCCGAAGTTCGGGAGACCTATCTCGGCTATGCGGCAGCTGCGGATCTGCGGAACGATAAGACGTGGGACCAGTTCAGCTTTGGCGGCATCACCTGGATGCACTTCCGCGGCACGAACGACAATTCCACGATCGCGCTGGGCGCCAACGAAATCCGGTTCTTCCCGGTCGGCGGCGTTGACCTGTTCAAGGAGTACCGGGCACCAGGCGAGGACATGAACCACATCAACCAGTACGGTGATGAATTCTACTCCATCGTCTCCCCTGATAACCGGATCAACATGATGATGTTCGTTGACATCTACCTGATGTCCTATTTCATCAACATCTGCATCAAGCCCGGCGTGCTGCTCAAGGGCACCGCGACGTAAATCCCACTGCGGGGCGGTCATCAGGGGCCGCCCCATCGATTAAGGAACGAAAATGTCA